GTAATGCGATAAAAGCTCTCGCCTTTCAGTCTGGTAACGAAGGTCAGAAGGCTATTGATACTACCCGTGGTCGTAAGAATGATCGTGTTCGCTTGGCACTTGATGAGTTGCCCGAAATGGAGTTAGGCGCAATCACAGCAAGAACCAACTTGGCATCCAACAACGACAAAGTGTTTATTGGAATTGGCAATCCATCTACAGGCGACAATCCACATACTCGATGGTGTTTACCAAAAGGTGCTTCAAATTTTGATTCCGTGAACCAAAACATGGATAAATGGGAAACCGAAACTGGAGTTTGCCTGTTCTATAACGGAATGAAGTCACCGAACTTTCAAGCACCAGAAGGCGAACCATCTCCATTCCCGTTTCTAATGGATCGTGAGAAGCAGAGTGATATGCTCCGTCTTTCTTATGGCGACGAGAATGCTATCGACTATGTGCGTAATGCTATCGGATGGTGGCCGAAGAGTGGATTCGCTCAGACCATTCTCACCGCTGATCTAATTCGTAACGCAGATACTAACGAAGAACCACTATGGGATTCTGAAGGATTTACTAAGGTAGCAGGATTCGATACTGCATTTACAGTTGGTGGTGACAGATGCGTTCTCACTATCGCCAAACTTGGGTATGTGCGTGGAACTCGCAATCGTGTTATGTGGCTTGAGAGTCAGAAGGTAATCCAGTTATCCGCCAACGCCGCTGCTGAGTTTGAAATTCAATTGGCTAACGAAGTAGTTGCTCTATGCCGTGCTGCTGGTGTTCAACCATCTAAATTTGGTATGGACGTATCCGGTGATGGTGGCCGAGTTGGACAGGCTATCATTCGTGAGTGGCTACGCTTTGATTCATCTGGCGCAGCAATCGCTCTTATCTCATCTATGGGTAAACCTACTGACCGAATCGCAGCAGAGGTTGATAAACGCCCGTGTAAGGATGTTTACGATAGACTTGTGTCTGAATACTACTACTCGGCTTATCACGCATTCAAGAGTCGTGTCCTATTTGGTGTTGATCCAGCTTCTGATTTAGCGCGGGAACTTTGCCTTCGTCGATACACGATTAAGTCTAAAAAGATTTCCATTGAGACAAAGGATGAACTTAAAGGAAGAACGGGATACTCGCCCGATTTGAGCGATAGTTTGATCTACGCACTTGAGATGGCGCGGCGTAATGGACTTGTTTTTATCGGAAACGATAAACCAGTTCCGACTAACAGATTTTGGGCACGGGATGAAGTATCAATTGATACCACCCAAGATGATGACTACGGATCAGATGATAACGGAGACTGGTAAAAAATGGCCGGGTTAACTCGGCATTATCGGGAAGGGCGTTTAAAAGCGCACCACCTCAGCCGCCGACCATTTAAATCAATCAAGAATACCTTCAAGTTCCAAGGTATTCGCTACTTCTTCTGGAACTACGATACGGATCATCTTCTCCCCGTCAAGGAAACCAAGAGTTTCTTTAACGCGAATATCTTTTTTGCTTACCCAACATTGGTTGAATTTCTGACGAAACAGAATCTTCGTAGGGTTCTCACTTACTTCGGTTCCTTCGCAGATGATGCGGGATTCAAACGTTGTATTCATAAATTAAATAATTGTTCTCTCTGGCCCATGCAGGGTTGTCGTGAATGAAGGTATGACATTTTCTACAGACTGCCATGAATGATTCCTTTTTACAAAGGTTCTTGCCCCTGCCCTTTTTATGGTGAATGTCAGTTGCATACATCCCACAAACTTCACAGGCGTAGTCTTTTTCCTCAAGGTATTCTTTTCTAACTTGTCTATAAGACTCATTCCTTTGTTTGCCCCTTTGAGAAAAGGGATTTAGTTTTCCTCCGCGCTTTTTGAAACCCGTTTTTGCTTTAAGTGGGGTTTTTCTTCGTAGCATAGTGCGATTACTTTCTCTACTTGTTCTTTTTTTAAGATGCTCTTGGAGTTTACTTCGATCTGGTTGATGAGTGATCCAGTCACGCCGATCTTCTCTCCAAGCTCTCGGACAGTCAGCCGCAACATCCTGCGAGTCTCACGCAACTGGGTGGCGAAAGTTTTCCTTCCGATAGAACGAACCATGCGTGATTGCTCGTAGGCAGTCATGCAGGACTCATATGCGTCTTCTAAAGGATGTCTCATTTCCAGAAAAAATAAACCAAGACTATTGACAAGTCAACACTTTTTTGTTACTATGATTGCTTATGGATAACACTAACAAAATCAAAGATAACGCAGAAAAACTACTCGCTGGAGTAAGGCAAACTGTCATGGTGACGAACCTATCTTTAGCCGCCGCTTTGGATACTCCGTTCATGGCTACATACGAAAGTGATGACGGAATTCTTGTGATGGCACTCAAGCCTAACAACACAGCAATTCTTACAGTAGCCGCCTCTAACAGATATGCGATTATCAAATCAGACATCATCATTACTAAGGATGGTATTGGTGAACGCCGATCCACCTTTGAATGCGAGACAAAAGAAGACGCTGATCAAATTTGGGACTTACTCAACGACAGAATGTATGCTTGGTCGAAAGATGAGATTGAACAAGTAGAACTGATCTAATTATCGTTAACGATAACCTTTTTCCTGCCGTCAGGAAAAAGGTGCTTGACATAGAATACAACCTGTAGTAGTTTTCAGTCGTGCGAGAAATCGTGCCTTCGGGGTGAGAGCCGAAGTGAAGGATAAAATTAAATTAACAAACAAACTATATGATCCCTTGTGGTGGTAAACCACTCTCATGCGTCAGTTGCCGCTTTTATCCGCTACCACAAGGGGTCGCCTTTTTCTAAAATGAAAAAATATGACGATTGTCCAATAAGGACAAAAAATGGGATAATGATTAAACGAAAAATAATTCGTATTCAAGGATTGAATCCTTTACAACGAACATTATTAGCATACATCGAAAATTGGGATAGGGGATGCGTAAATGATAGTGATTATTTAGCGTTTGTTTTTAATGTATCCAAAAAAAGTATAAATTCAGCATTGGATTGTTTAGCAGCAATGGATTTGATATACTCTCAAAAAAATCGTGATGAATTTAAAATATTCTGTAACATCAATTTGATTAACGATGTTTATGGGGAGGGAATTGAATTATGAGCGAAAAGAACGAAAGGGTATTTCGCGGAGTATGGGTTCCAGTAGAGATATGGGAATCTCAATCGCTATCGTGGATGGAGAAATGTTTGTGGGCAGAAATCAGTTCTCTTGGGACTGAAGAGAAACCATGTTTTGCAAGTAATGGTTATCTTGCAAAAATGTTTCATAGCACGGAATCAAGTATGTCAAACATGATTTCAAAATTGAGGTCATTGAAGATGATTAAACAAATTTCTTACGATGGCAGAAGTAGGAAAATTCTTGCTGTGTTACCAAATGAGACTTCACCTACAAGTGAAGTCAGAGTTCACCCACAGGTGAAGTCTGATTCAACCCACAAGTGCAATCAGAGTCAACCTGCTGGTGAACTCAGACTCAACCCACAGGTGAACATAGATACTAAGGGAGATAATAGTAGAGATACTAAAGGAGAGTTATCTCTTAATCTCTTAACTTTTCAACAACGAGCAAACCGACTTCTCGGAAGACGCGATACTACGAACTGGACACCAAAGGAAATAAAGGCAGCTAAACCTAACCTCGATACCTGCGAAGAAGATTGGAAGTTACTCGAAAACTTCTATTCCAAACGAAACGAAAAAGACGTTTACACTCGCCGCTCAATGGAAACCCTCCTTAACAACTGGGCTGGCGAGATAGACAAAGCTCGCGCCCACAAGGAAAGCGAGAATCAAATGGGTTTCTTTAACAACAATTCATTCTAATGAAAAAAGTCCCAATAGCACGAAAGAGTGAAGCGGCAGCATTGTCGCTGATAGCAATCGACAGAAACATACTTTCCCAACAAACATGGGATAGTGGTTATTTCGCCATAAACGCCAACAGAATCGTTTTTGAAGCTCTCCAAGGGGTTCACCAGCGGACAGGCGTTTGCTGCCCGTTCTCTGCCATCGCAGAGTTGGAAGCTACAGGAAAGTTAGATGCCGCTGGTGGTGAAGAATCTGTCCATGACACATTACGCACGATGAATGTAGCTTCGGGTAAGGTTTGCCAAGACATGGCTGACGATTATCGGAAGCACCTGCACCGCACGAAAGCCTACCGAGATGTTCTTACTCTCATGGAGAAGGAAGAAGTAAACCTCCGCGCAGGCAAAGCGGATTTGAAACAATTATCGGAAACGATAATGAACTCTGCCGAAGATCGGACTACAAAAGTAAAACCAGTCAAAGACCTCATCATCGAAATCATTGATGAGATGGAAGGTAAAGCTGTAAAGGAATTCTTTCCTACTGGATTGCTCAAAGTAGATCGTGCGCTCAAGGGTGGAATGCACAAAGGAGAGATGATGACAGTCGCATCAGAGACTGGTGGTGGTAAATCCATCTACCTCGTCCAAGCGGCACTCGCCAACCTGCAAGATGGGAAGTCAGTTCTGTTCTTCAGCCTCGAAATGAAAGCAAAAGACATCCTAACTCGTATGGCTTGTAACTTGGCAGGCTACCCAGTGCGTGAACCAGAGGATTACAAGAACGCCAACCAACACGAACTCCTTAAAATCAACTCCGCATTGTTGCAATTACACAAGTTACCCATCGAAATTGTGGATGGAGTAGCCGAAATTGACGAGATTGAGGCCCAAATCAACCGATACGTTGGGGAAAACAGGGCAGATGTAATCGTCGTAGATTACCTCCAAATCATCTCATCTGACGGGGAAGAAGGTAGGGAAAGCCAGATTTCGGAGATTGCAAGGAGATTAAAACTCGCAGCACTGAAGAATAACTCGATTATGCTAACCGCTTCCCAACTAAACGACGAAGGAAGACTACGCGAATCACGGGCGATTGGAATGCACTCTGACCAAGTAGTGTATATCGAACACATCAAAGAGAAGAGCAGGCTAACCATCAAGAAGAACCGCCGAGGTGCAAGAAACTACATGACAGAAATCATCATGCGTGGTGACATCTCAAAACTTGAGGAGGTATACTAATGACAATCGACCAAGCATATGGAAAAGCGTTGAAGTATTTGGAGGTGGCTAACTCAATATGGGAAGCTCAAGACAAGGAAAGGTATTGCATAGCAGAGAACTATCATAATGAAGGACTCAAGATAATGAACCAATACTTTTCTGAAACAAAAGTATTGACACAGATACAAGATATTGATTCAATGCTGCCCTAACCTAATAACAAATGGATTCACAAAAGTTTTTTGAAAACCA